TGCGTATATTTTATATCCCCGCTTATCGTTTTATTTAAATGTATTTAGTTCCTCCCCAGGATAGAGCCATAAACTCTTCTGGGCTTTGTGTGTATAAACCAACTAGATAATCTGTTGGTAATTTTGCAAATGTCAACCCCGCTTTGTCACAAGCCAAACGCAAGGTTTCTATGTCGTCTTCTTCCAAATCTTCATGCAAAAAAATTTCTCTCTGAAAGCTATTGATCTTATCTCTCATCACGACACCGTAGTCTTTATTATTGTCATACCAAGACAAACCACTGTATAAAGTAGTGATATCTAGTGGTCCCACTATATCACCAATTAACGAATGGTATCGAAAAGATCTTTTCAAAAACGATACTTCATCCAGTGATTGTACAGGACTGCTAATAGGTTGTTTCTTAGCATCCGTAAAAGTCATTCCCATGCTCTCAAACCAATCCCTCATGGTTACTGCATTCAGGTTTGTTCCTAATTTATTAACTCCGTTCAACTTATCATCTCCGTAAACGTAGTCTATAATGTCAAGATTCATATCATACACCGATCCCGTTGGGTGTTCACGGTGATACCACATTGCTGTGTAACATTTGTTGACTAAGCTATTTACAATAGCTGTTAAGAAGCTTCCTGATGGCATGGAATGCGTTGTCATAGTCAAATCATCGTTCGCTCCAACGATCTGATAAGGCATACTCGTAAGCAAAAATTCTGGTATAATACTCTTGCATAGACCTTTCTTCATCAAGACTTTACACAACATCATTTGCACTTGAGGTAACATCTGACCGTCATATGATCCTATGTCACCAGCCCACACTCCTTCTGCTAAAGACAATCTCTTATACATAGCTGGCCAGTCCTTAAAAGGATTACAGCCCACCATTATTCCGTGAGTATCTTTCGTCCTAATTACATTCTCAACCATGCGCCCAAAGTACCTTTTCGTCAGCACTTGCACATGCACTCTACATATTCGAAAGCTTCTTGGTTTTCCAGCTTTCTCTAGCGATCTCAGTTCTTGTTTGAGAGTCGCTGTCCATACTAAATCCTTCCAATTAATTTCACCTCTAGCGATATCTTCTTCGAGTTTTGCTAATTCCTCTGTAAATCGCTCTGTAAACCTCTTATTCGGAAAATCTATGTATGCACTTTTTTCGGTCTCGCAACCGAATCCGTTGGATGAATCTTTGTTCAATCCAGCCAACAGATCTGTCCCTGCTATGATTTCTTCATCACTTAAAACACCAAAAGGTTGTATTATGGTTTCCAAGTACTTCTCTGCAAATTGCAACTCTTCAAAAACAACATCTTTGACTGGGGTGTAAGCCTTAGTCTCAATCGTCTTAATAGTGTGTTTGCCATCATACATCATATCAGCAGGAGCTCTAGTCACTGGAAATACTCCGAATATTCCAGTGGGACGATAGCAGCTTGTTTTCGGAGTACTCAAGTTCATCTTGTAATCCAACTTGATACCGCTATAGTTTGGTTTTGGTTTGCAAGATACTTCTAAATCCACTGCAAACTTATCATCTTTCTTTAAGATTTCTCCTATTGTAAGTCTGGTTTTATTTGACCATATGATTGCAAAACCACTACTATCGTCCGTTTTCCCTGCAACGTGGTGTCCAACCACTTGTCCTGATTGTGTAGCCGCGGGGCTACCACACAAACCCCCCATTCCGAAATTGTATCCAATGGCTCCGTTGACTTCCATATTATTGGTTTGAAATTTAACGTAGTTCGAATTACCATTATAGCCCAGGTCATAGGCTAAAGTACCTTCCATCATCTTGATGCGCTCAGGTAGGTATACCGGTTTGTCCGGTGTGATCAGCCACTGAGGATGTAACCGATCTCCCATGTAGAACTTTGACAAGTTCTTAAATGGGGTTGGAAACGTGTGTGGAAGAGAAAAAATAGCTACGTCAGCTTTCTCATCCTTGTGAACCAAAGTTACATATGCATGATCTACACATATTTGATTTATATCCTTGTTCTCATAAATAGTAATGTATCCTTCCATTACTTTGCACACGTGAGCAACTGTGATTATCAGATGTCCTGACACCACACAAATTGCTGAAGCTTTACTTTGCTCTCCATTCTCATATACGTCCATATCAAATTCGAACGTCTGCTTCGTTACTGCATCCACTGCAGTTGACCTATTAACTCCGCAATTTGCTAACCCTTGGATCATCTGCCTAACCGTTTTTGAGGTTGGTTTAGACCCGCTGATTAGTTTAACCATCAACGCTGCGATGGCTACTCCGATCGCTCCAACGATCATATGTGGAACACTCAAATCCACTAGTAATTCTCCCAAACTACTAGATAGATAATTAAATGATTCTGTGAGAACTCGTTTTGCGAACTCATACGGGTCGTGAACCCAATCCATCAATCCTTGTTTTTCAGAAAAGATGATATCTTCATTTAACTCAGCTAACTCTTCTTCAGTTAACTCATTGTCCACATGCTGTTCAGATCTCATTCCCTCAAATGCTACTAGAATGTTTCTGAACCATTTTAGATACTGCACACGGCTCATTTCTGCCGTCACAGTCATCTCGCTAGTCACTTCAACGTGCACTCTTTTACAGTACGCCTCAAAACTAGCCGGAAATCCTTGCACAAATTTATTCTGAGCAAGATCGTAGTACTTCGCTGTTACTACTCCTTCTGGTTTGCTTCCTCCACTCTTCATCTGCGAGAAATCAAAAACCATTCCACGCCGCCATAATGCATCGATGTTCTGAATGCAGTCCGTTTGTAGCGGCGTTCCCAAGTTCATAAAACAATTAGTCGTAAGCAAGATCATGCTGCTATTAAACGTCTTCGTATCCTTTAACTTGGCATCAGCACAATCTAATGGCATCCTAACAGGACCCACCATATTGATTAGACTTCTCCACTGAGACTTTCCCTGCTGTCCCACGTCATCCATTACGTACAATTCTTCATTATTGTATGTATCGTAAAAATCCTTTCCATCATGGATTGACTTGACCAAGTGAGTGTACGTTGTTTTTCGCAAACACTTAACCAAATTCGTCATGGTAACCGACTTGAAGCATCCCGGAGGACCCTCAAAAACAAAACACACTGGTTCCACCCGCGAACACGCTTTGTTCGCCAATAAACACTTATAAACCTTATCAAAATCGTCAACTATTGCTTGTGTTGACGCTGATCTTCTACATAACTCCTGTAAAGGTCTATTCTTCAAACCATCATGCACCTCTTGTACTTCTACCTTAAAACCGTCCTTCAAAATAATCTTCTTATCAAGAGTCCATTGCTCCGTTAACTTCACCATTGCTCTTATCAACTGGTAATGCTTTCCAATAGTAAATGAATTCATCATATTATCAATCGCTGTTATGACAAACTCTGGAGCCTTAACAAACACAAAAATCTTAACTACAAATTCTGCTATATTATCCAAAATACTATAAAAAACCGTCAAATCATCACATATCTTGGAATTCGTGAAGCTTGATATTCTCTTCACAATTTCGTA